TTGTTTGCATCAAATACGACTTTAAATATTATTTTATAATATCTTTCTGGTTCTAAGCCATTCATGTATAATGTAAAATAGCTACTAGTTCCGTCAGCACTTATTTGTGTAAAATTATTATCAAAATCTATTATATATTCATTAGTTTCTAAATCTTGAACAGCATAATAGGAAGATGTTGGTAAATAATAATTTGTAGTATATAAAGAAGAAGTTGAGAACACTCTAGCAGGGTATGTTGGTCTAGAATTAATTCTAAATTTATTTATACTTTCTGTTTTAAATGTTCCTGGATTATTTTGTAATGAAATATATAGATCTTGGTCAGTGATTATAGTTTGAGTACTTGATCCTGTATTAAATGTATAATCCCTCCATTTAAATTCTAAACATGGAGGATAAATTGTATTAGTATCTATTGAAAAGAATTTCATAGTTACTGAGTCACTAGCACTATTAATAAATTCTGTTTCTTGTTTAATTATAAATCCTTCATTAGGTATAGTTGAATTTAACCAAGCATTAACAATGTTAGTTACATTCATATTAATATCAATTGGATCAGAATATGTAAATACTTGACTACTTGATAAATTATAATACCAAGTTCCTCCACCTGACGTACCATTAGGATCATAAGAACCTGTTGTGTTGGCTGCAAATCCTGACGTAGCCCAAGGGGATGAACCTGATGAATTTCTAAATACCCAACTAACTCCATTTTCAGTTGATGGAGTATCAGCTAATTTACCAGTACCCATATTCCAAGATTGAGATATTGGATAAGTATATAAAGTAATATCTTCAGATAATCCTTCTACATTAGCAGCATATATTTTTAAACTAGATGAGAAAGAACCAGTAACATAACTAGCACTAACATTTAATAATTCAGTTTGTGAGAATTTTATTAATGTTCTACTAGTTTGAGGGTTACCAGTTAATAAATCTTGTGAAGAATAAGTAGTAGTCTCTAATATTTCATCTAATCCTGTATTTTTAGCAGGATAGTATGAATATATTGTTGCATCTTTTTCCGGAAATATTTTATATACGGCCATTATTGTTTATATTAATATGATACTACTCTTCCTTTTATGTCTGTTGATAGGTTTTTCACTTCAAATATAGATGGATCTAAAGAAGGATATATTATACCATTTAATGTAGCTCCAGATAAATCATAAGCGTATTGTGAGTATCCTGAGCTAACTCCTGATTTATTAGTTATTGATAAATTTTTAACAGTTTGAACCCCGTCAACTTTATCTAATAATATTGATACCTCACGAATTACTATGGGTTGATTTATAGCCCAATTATTATTGTTGAAATAATCTTGTAATGATGACAAACATTTAGTTAAAACATCATTACTGTTATAATTAGGCAACACAATAATTTCAAACTCAACTCCTATATTGATAACAAATGCATCTTTAATTCTAACTGAATCTCCTATTACTCTATATTGAGATAAATAATTTATTAAATTAGTTTTTAGAGCATTAGATGTAGATGTTAAATTTTTATTAACATCATATGTTAAAATATATAAATCTAATATTGATGGTGTTTCTCCTGGTAAAACATTTTGAGCCTTAGTTGGTTCAATATAAGCTTTAGCTATTGTACCAAATTGTGATGGTAAACTTAATGATCTAACTAAATAATCATCTTGGGTGACAGTTCTTAATTGAGTTGAAAAATTAGATATAGTATTTTGTCTTAATTCTTCAATAGAATCACCATCTGATCCACCATCAGCAGCTTGTGGGTTAGTTACAGTTAATGAAGCAAAAACATCATTAGCTGTTACAGCATTTAATCCTGTAACTAAAAATCTAGGTGTACTATTAAATGTTACTAAACTATTAGCAGGAGCATTAGCTGTGGCTCCACCTCCAGTTAAATATCTAACTGTTAAAGTTGTATTTGATGGAGCAATTCCATAAGTGTTAGTAAATATAAAATTAGTAGGACTAAAAGCTGTATTGAGTTTTGATAGTCCAAAAGGTAAACCTAAACCTACATTATCAGGATTAGGAACTATTGTAGCATCATTTACACCTGTTGTTCCTGCCCCAAATTGGATTTGTAAAGAACCACTATCTAAAAATCTAGTTACAAATCTACGTTGAACTGATTGTAATTTTAATAGATAAGGAGCATCAGTTCCTGATGAGAAATTAGGATCGTTTATGTTTGTATTTTTTATACTATCATAAACCATATCTTGAGCTAAATAATCTACTTCATACCAAGTATTACCATCACTATCTACTATATCTAATATTCCTATAATATTTTCATCATTTATTTCAACTGTAGCAAATCTCTCAGGTGTTGTAAATGGAAATGTTGTTGTACTAATAGTAGCAGATATAGCTTGTCTACTCTTTTTTAATAAGAAATATGTTAGATCATTTAACCCATTTGTTTGGTATACTGTTATATTAGTTGGATCTATAGAACTTGAAATTGTAAAATCTACTGAATCTTGAACTAAAAAATTTAATGTAGTATTAAGAATAGAAGTTACAACTGAGTTTTCTGGTATATTTAAAGCATAATTAAAATCAGGTTGATTTAATGTAGCAGGTACTTTTTGATAAAAATCAATAGTGGTGGTAGCTACACCTGTTACTTTAGGTTTGTAACCAAACATATATGCTAACTGATATAAGTTATTTTCTTGTCTAGCATATTGTAAGTAATTTTCTTGAACTTGATTATCTAAATAAAAGGATAACACATCACCAACATATGATGCCATTTCCATGAATAACATACCTGGAGATGAAGGACTGAAATCATTATATGTTGTTGGGAAATAGGTTTTAGTATAGTTTATTAGAGCTTCTCTAAAATCACTAAAATCCCTATTTAAATATTTTATGTCACGTGTTAAAGCCATTATCCAAAGTTTATTTGTATACTATCAGTTATACCAGTATTTATAATTTCATAAGTTATTGATACAACTATTTGGTTTGCATCAATATCTGAGTTTTCGTTTTTTATATTTAAATCTAATATAGATACATTAGGAAAGAATTGACCAATTTGAAATCTTACAGATGTTAATATATCTTCATTTGTGATTGAATTTATATTTTCAAAAATAAATGTTCTTAAACCACCACCATAGTTTGGATTTAAATATCTTTCATCTTGGTTGGTTAAAAAATAATTAATTAAATTATTCTTAATAGCATTTTGAGTTGTATATGTTGAGTTAAAAACTGCATTTCCATTAAAAGGTAAAGATACTCCCACCGCAACACTAGGTTTGGTATCTATAGGAAATATTTTTTTAGCCCCGAACGCCATTATTTATTCATTAATCCCATTATTTGGTCCATACTTAATTCACCTGGAGGTAGTGATGATCCCTCAGCAGCTGTATTAGTAGCTGTAGGTCTAAAAGGAATACTATCAGTTGTCATTGAAATAGTATCAACTCCTCTAGCCATATCTCCAATCATATTTTTAAACATATTTCGTTTTTCTGATTCAGATAAACTTGGTTTAGATTGAGTATAAGTTGGAGTGTTGTAAGATGGAGTGACACTTTCGTTAACAATAGTTTTAGGTGAACGAACTGCTTCTAAGAGAATTTCACGCATTTCTTCTTGAAATACTTCTCTCACCGCTTCCTTAATCATTTTTTTAAAGTCAGTTGCTTTCATTATTTATAAATATTTAATTAATAAGCTTTTAAATTATCTCTGTCAATAATAAATTTCAATTCATTTATTAACACTTGTGGGGTGGTTGTGAATGAGGGATTTGTTTGTAATAATATAATTCCTGATTGATTCTTTGCCACACCTACTTTTTGAGAAACTTTATCATTAAAAGGTTTATTAATTATTTCTAAAGTAAAACCTTTATAAGATGATGAATCTGGTGTTTCTTCTTGGTTTGTTGATATTGCTTTTAAATCAAGTAAAGATTGATCTAAACTATTTAAATTTTCAGCACCACATTTTGTTAAGAAAAAATCAATTTTATTTAAAATATCAATAACTTTTAAAATAATAGCTGATATTAAAGCTAATATTATAGATAAAGTTCCAATATAAGTTGTTGCTTTTTTTAATTTAGGATCAATTTTATCTAATAAATCTTTTAAATCACTTAAACCGGATGTTACAGCTCCTGGAGTACCTGGAGGTGATGGAATAAATTTTACAGCAGTTGATAATACTAATCTAGTGATCCCTAAAACTTGGGTTGATGTTGTTAATGCTTGAGTTAAAGTATTTAATCCAGTAAATGTTTTAGTACCAGCATTTAAAAATTTAGCTATACTGTTTAATTGATTAACAATATTATTTCTAATGTTTAATATTTTATTAATTAATTCTGGATTAGGACATTTATTAGGGTATGTTGGATTAGCAGTATTTAAACCTTCAATACCTAATTGTTTTCCTAGATCAAATAATTTAGGTAAGATAATACCTTTTAATTCATCAGATTTATCAAGAACTGATAAAGAAAATTGATCAGCTCCTTTAGGTTTAAAATTACTAGGAATATTATCTGTAATAGTTTTACCATCTACTTTTTGTAAATCTAATTGACTATTAATATTCTCTTTATTAAGAATATCTTGTTTTCTTAATATATCAGCCTGTGTTATTTTAGGATCAAGAGCCATTATACTGTATAATTAGATTTGGATTTAACTTGATTTAAATTCTTCTTTAATTCTTTTAAAGTAGACGAGGCTTGTTTAGATATAATATTAAATTGACCTAATAAAGTACCAGATTCAGTTGATGTAGTTGATTTAGCTATATCAAAAAAGTTTATTAAAGTATCAACTAATACATCTAATTTATTTACTAATTCATTACCTAAAACTAGAGGCTCAGTGGCTTCTTTAGATCCTAAATAAGTTTTACCAGTTATCTGAACAATAAAATCACCTGTAACATCTATATTTACAGAATCAATAGCACTTAAATTAATACTTTTAGCAGATGATAATAATATATGATCTTTTTTAGTATTAAATAATAATCTTCCTGAGTTTAGGATAATTTGACTATCATTGTATTGATTGTATCCTTTAGGTGGAGTTGATTTATAACTATAAAAATCAGTTTTTGGTAAAACATTAATAGGTATAGTTTGTGTACTTGTTACATAGATAGATGATATATCATTGTTTACTTCTTCAGTAATTGGAATCCATCCTTCATCTGATGAATTAGGATCTTGTCCATTCCTTATTATTGTTATTGGATCTCCAGGAAATAAAGGACCTTGAGACCAGTTATTTTGTCCTTGATTTGTCTGTTTGTTTACAACAGTACTTCCTAATCTTATACTATTACCAAATCTACCCTCAACTATTACATCACCTTCAAAAGGCAGTAATGGATGAATATTTGGTTTTTCTTTAAATGTATTACCTAAATCAATTTCAGAACCAGAATCTGTTACTCTTCTGACAGAACCAGCTTGAGTTTGAATATAGTCTTGAGATTGGTTTGGAGGTAAAGCATCTGGGTTTGATGGAAATGCGTTATGGTGTGGGTGATTCCATAATCCTACTATATCTATATAATAAAGGTCTTCACCTGATGTTGAATCATTTAAATCAGTATTAGGTAATTTTAATACATAAACAATTTCATTTATTAATGGATATTTTTTATTATTAGGATTTAAAGGTCTAGCTGTAGGTAATGGTCCTTTTTTAGTTTTTGGTTGGATAATACTATCAATTTCAACAACACCCAAACCATTCCATTCTCCTAATTCTTTAAATCTAGGATGGGACTCAGTTAAAACTATACTTTTAACACGGTATGGAACTATTAATCCATCTTGAGATAATTTATTAAATACCCCAAATGAATTATTTTTGTTACCTTGAGTAGCATAATTTAAACCCGAAAAACCAAACCTAGAATCAGCCATTACTTATTAGAATTAATTTTATCAAGTTCAGCTAATAATTGTGCTTTTTCCTCCTCAGAGATATTCATTTCACTTCCAGGATTTGAACTATTTGTTTGGAATATTCTCTGAATAATTGTAGCCATTTTAATTAGTTGTTCATCATTCTTAACACTTATTTCCATGTATTCTTTAATAAGTGGAACAATCATAGTGGCGTCACCAATATCAGTAATAAGAGGTTTAAGCTCTGATATTAAAGAGGTTAATTGTTTTTGCTTCTGTTTTTGGTTTGAGTAAATCTCTTCCAATATATCAGAAAATTTTTTATCTTTGAAAACTACGGATTCTAATCCATTCATAATAAATATTTTATTATAAATATGAGACTTAGAAATTTGTATATCCGTTCTCTAAATAGAAGGCATAGTTCTCTCTAAAAATATCATATAATCGATTAGCTATTTTAGTAATTTTAGGAGTTTTAGCATCTATAATTTCTCTAATATAAATGTAAAGTGCTTTTTTATTAAAAATATCTATATTTTCTCGTTTTCTAAATAACTCTAATATAGCGTCAGCTATTTTAGCATCATCTTCTTTAGGGAACAATTCAAAAATATTCTCAGTTACATATTCAGTATAATCATCAATAAAATAGGATAATCTATCTTTATGTTGACCATCATCATCTAATGTATAAGAATAATCTTCATTAGTTTCTAATTCTTCAACCGGTACTTTATCTATTCGTTTCTTATAGTTCTTAGTATTTGATATAATCAAATATCTTTTAACAATTGTACCAAAATATGAATATGCTTTAGCGCCCTTACTAGGGTCGAATAAATGTATTTTAGTTAAAAGGAATGTTATAATTTCATGTTGTAGATCTTCAATATTATCAACTTCTGTATAATAAAATTTGAATGTATGAATAATATTTTCTGTTAATTTAAAAAAAGCATAATGAATCTTACGTTCATAAATTTTACTTTTTTCCTCAGGATCTAAAGTGTTATTATATAAAACTATAGCATTCTCAGTTTCTTG